CCATATACATTGAAGTATCTGAATCCCTGCACTTGTTCAAACTCATCCATGTGATCTAGAACCCAATAATCTACAGTCGCTTTTGATAGTGCATAGAAGTTTAGTGGATTGATAGTTCCCTTCAGATATCCATATTCACTATGAATCTTACCATACACAGATGCAGATGAGGCATATTTGACTGGGATAGAATATTCTATTGCTTTCTCAAACAGTGCAATAGAGAACTCTACATTATACTTGTGAATTTTATTTACATCTGTTTCTGTTGTACTGGATAAGGCTCCCTGATGTAAAATCATCTCTACCTCATCCCACTTATCATATTGCTTTAAGAAATCAAAAGCACCATCTTTTTCAACTCTATATAAATTTTCTGGATCGATTTTCTTTTCAAATGCTTGACCTATAAAACCTTGATAACCTGTAAGAATAATCATGTTAGATAAAATACCTGTATTAATCTGTGTAAGTCTTCTTCAAACCAACCCTCCTCATCAACTGCCATGTGGAGAATATTTGAAGGGTACATAATGAACCTATTATACTTCATTTCTGCAAGATGCACAAGTTCAAACCCATTTTTATCTATACCTGATTGATCTGGTTCAACTTGAAGTCCTTTGTAGGTATAAAACCCAGTGCCACCCTTACATTCTTTACCTTTGTTTAGGTAAATTACTCCAGACCATCCCCTATCATGTATCCCTCCATCTATATGTGGGATGTCAGATCTGTCTTTAGATTGAGAAGTTCTTATAGAAAATGTTGAATCTGCTTTGAGAGACTCTATATCCTGTACACCGAAAACTTGTTCACATATTGGTGTCCATACATCAACAAATCCCTCCATATCTATTGTCATATCTGTCTCATCAGAAGGAAATCTAAGAGCAAGATTCCTTACCTTATCTGGATTTTGATAGAAATTATCAATGTAAACGATAGGAAACTCTTCCCAACCTATCAACTCTACCCTGACATCCACTGGTTCAGTGATGGCAAAGGTTTTTGATTCATCTATAAAATACTTTTTCACTTAACTAAATACTTCGGAGAACTTATGAATAGAGGGAATGGCAAAACCCAATAGTAAAGATGGATTGAAAGAATATGCTCTTAGGAAACTTGGAAAGCCTGTTCTTGAGATCAATGTTGATGATGATCAAATCGATGATCTGATCGATGATGCCATCCAGTTGTTTCATGAAAGACATGGTGAAGGTATTGACAGAGTATTCTTAAAACATAAGATTACTGAAGCAGAAAAACAAACTATGCTTGGTGTACAAGCAACAACCACTGCTACCAGTACTGCTGGTGGTATTGCTTCTGCTGATTATACTGAGTCTGCAAACTATCTTCCACTACCTGATACAATCATTGGCGTAAACAAAATCTTTAAAATGGACTCATCCACCATCTCGGCGGGTATGTTCAACGTCAAATATCAGATCTTCCTTAATGATTTATACTACTACGGAGCAATCGATTTGCTCAACTACAGTATGGTCAAATCATATTTAGAAACACTTGATTACATCTTAAATCCCGATATTCAAGTAAGATTTAATAAGAAGAATAATAGATTATACATGGATTTGAATGTCAAAGAGTTGTCAGACAATAACTTTTTGATCATAGACTGTTATCGTATTGTAGATCCAGAGAGTGAGACTGCTGTTTATAACGATCATTGGGTAAAACAATATGTAACGTCACTCATCAAACGTCAATGGGGTCAGAATCTCATTAAGTTCACTGGTGTCAAGTTACCTGGCGGACTAGAACTGAATGGTAGACAGATATATGACGATGCTGTTATGGAATTAGAAAAACTTGATGAGAAGTTAATGAATGAATATGCAATGCCACCTCTAGACTTTGTTGGATAATGCCTTTATCACCTTTCTTTCTACATGGATCGCCAAGTGAACAGAGACTAGTTCAAGACTTGGTGAACGAACACTTAAAGTTGTTCGGACAGGATGTTTTGTATCTTCCTAGAAGAATCATCAACCAGAACACAGTGATTAGAGAGATTACTGCGTCTAAGTTTGATGATAGTTTTAGATTGGAAGCATACCTTACCAATGTAGATGGATTTGGAACTCCCTCTGATGTTCTCACTAAGTTTGGTGTTAGAGATCAGGACGAGATTACTCTAGTAGTGTCTAAAGAAAGGTATGATGATTTCATAACTCCTTTTATAAAACAGTTCCCAGAAGGGGAGAGAGCAAATGCTGCCCATCCTAATGAAGGAGATTTGATTTATCTTCCTCTAGACAATGCTTTATTTGAAATCAAATATATTGAAAGAAAAGTTCCTTTCTACCAGTTAAATGAACTCTTCATGTATGAGTTCAGATGCGAGATCTTTGAGCCTGAAGATGAAGTCATTGATCTACCTGATGGATTGACTGATAAAAATGGTGAAGATGTTGATGATGGTATCATCACTCGCGGCAACATGATTACTCTCAGGTTAGAGAAAGAGGGTAATGAAAACGCATTAGGATATGTGTCTCTGGCATCTACAGTTCCAGGCGTGAAGTCAATTCAACGCATACAACTTGTAGATGATGGTAATTATAGAGGAACTCCTACTGTACAAATATTCAAACCAACTCAAGGTAATAGAGCAACTGGTACAGTAACTATCGCTGAAGGTGGTATTGATTCAGTAACTCTGACTGATTCTGGATCTAATTACCTAAGTGTTCCTAGTATTTCATTTACACCCCCAAACAAAACCACTTCTGCTCAGATACAGTTTGGCAATAACTCACTACATCATACATCTACAACAGATATGATTGGTGCAAACTTTGTATTTTCTAGTAACGTTGATTCTAGAGATAGTGGTAATGGTAGACTATCATTGAGTTTCTGGTTGTATCCTACTAAGTTTGACCCAGCGGTCAATGGTGGAACAATCATGTGGACTGATAGATTCAAGATATATTATAGAGAGACAGGTAATATTATATTTGCTTCTGGTTCTGGATCTATTGAGAACACAACACAACTCAATCTAAATGCTTGGAACTTTATCAGAGTAGAACAGTATAACACTGATGCAACCATATCTGTAAATGGAACTGTAAGTAACAGTCTTAACACAGCAAACCCAATCATGTTCTTTGCAGGCGACACCCTGAAATTGGGTGCTGATGCTTCAGGACAAGGTTTCATTCCATCTCAGACTGCATCATGGGAAGGTTACTTAGATCATATTACTCTTAACTTGACAGGTGATAACTCTACAAGAACTGCCAGTGCAGAACAAGTTCCAACATCAGAAACACAACAAGAGACAGATGTACAAACAGGAACTACTGCACAGTTTATTCGCAAGTTAGATAACGAACATCCTATAGTTAGAGCAACCACAGATGCAAATAGAGTTGTATCTTCATTGACAATAGAATATGAGGGATGGGGATATACTTCAGTTCCTATCATGACTATTGGAGAACCTGATCTTGGAACTCAGGCAACTGCTGTTGCAATCATGACAACTAGGTCTGGTGTTCCTAATCAATCTATTGATAGAATCTTACTTACAAATCCAGGCACAGGATATACGACACCACCTCTGGTTGTCTTTAGTGGAGGTAATCCTGTATCTGGTGCAGCTGCTACTGCTATAGTTTCTGATGCGGTTCTTGGACCTGTAGGACTCACTACTGGTGGTAAGGGATATACATTCACCCCCACTGTTGGTATCACTTCTGTGTATATTCAACAGTCCAATGAAACTGAACCTCTAATGATGAACGCACAGGCAGAGGCAGTTGTCAGCACTGCTGGTACAGTTAAGGAGATCAGATATAGTAATGCTGGTGCTGGTTATACCAACACAGCTGCATATGTTGCCATCGGTTCAGTAACATCTAATTTCTTTGGTGAGTTTGATATTGATGAAATAGTCAAAGGAGTATCTACAGGTACGAGTGCATACGTTGCCAACTGGGATACTGCAAACAATATACTCAAAGTCGTTGCATCATCTGGATCCTTTGGAATTGGTGAGGTAGTAGTTGGTGCAGCTGCAAGTTATAGAATCCTCTCTATTGATGAGTCTTTCGATGATGTTCCTTTCGCTGCTAACGACGAAATCGAGACAGAAGCAGATGAGATTTTAGACTTTACAGAAAGAAATCCTTTTGGGGAATTCTAAATAGTTTCATAAGGTGGTAATATTATGTTAACGAATCACTTCTATCATGAGATTATTCGGAAGACCATCGTGTCTTTTGGAACACTCTTTAATAATATAGAAATACAACATACTGACAAGTCAGGTAAGGCTGTCAGTGTGATAAAAGTTCCAGTATCTTACGGACCTCAGCAGAAATTTTTAGCTAGAGTAACTCAAGGTAGAGATTATCAAGACGGTGTTGGTACTACGCTCACTCTACCAAGAATGTCTTTTGAAGTTATTGGTATGACTTATGACTCGACAAGAAAGGTGTCTACTATGCAATCTTTCAAGTCAGTCAATAAGAAGACAAACAAAATGGTAAAGGCATTTATGCCTGTCCCATACAATATTAATATGCAACTTAGTATTCTATCTAAGTTGAATGAAGATGCAATACAAATATTAGAACAGATACTACCATACTTCCAACCAGCATTTAATCTAACAGTGGATTTAGTAGATGTGATTGGAGAAAAGAGAGATATGCCAATCACTCTGGAAGGAATTCAGATGGAAGATAACTATGAAGATGATTTCCTTACTAGAAGAGCATTAGTTTACACTTTGAACTTTGTATGTAAGACTTACTTATTTGGTCCTATCAACAACAGTAGTGAAGGACTTATTAAGAAAGTACAGACAGACTACTATTCCGATACAGAAAAACTCAATATTGCAACAAGACAACAAAGATACACTGCTGTCCCTGTTGCAATAAAAGACTATACTAATGATGACACCGCTAGAACAAATCAAGTCATTGATACTGT